CACAAACTAGACGCTAAGCTTGTAGCATTCGTACACGATGAGACGCAGTGGGACTGTGCTGACAAGGACGTAGACAAGCTTAAAGAGCTGCTGGTAGAGGCTGCTAAGACTGCTGGCGAACAACTAGGCTTCCGCTTGGAGGTAGCGGCAGAGGCAGATCACGGTAAGACGTGGGCAGATACACACTAAGCTACAAATAATGTAAAAAAGTGTTGACCCCTGCTAAAATACAGGGTATAATATTTATATAGAATGAAATAAACCAAAGAGGATAATTGCTATGAGCAACCCAATCAAACTGAAAGCAGACGTAATGTGGGCTAACCTTGACATCCGTAACGAAATGTCTGGTAAGTACCAAGTAGATCTATGTAACCTAAGTGCGGGTGCTACACAAGCTCTACGTGATATGGGCATTGAAGTTAAGAACAAAGATGACAAAGGTGACTTCATTACCTGTAAGTCTAATAATCCCATCCGAGCCTATGATGCGAATGGTCTGGAACTAGACGGTGTTTCAGTTGGTAATGGCTCTAAAGCCATCGCAGTAATTGGTTCCTATGCTTGGACTTTCCGTAACAAAGAAGGTGTAAGCCCCTCACTTAAAAAGCTTGCCATTACCGAGCTTGTAGCGTACACTGACGCAGAACCAGTAAGCATTGATGATGACGATGACATTCTCTAATGATTGGACTTGTCGATGCTGACATACTTACTTATCAAATAGGTTTTGGTGCGGAGGGTGACTCAGAAACGAGCGCCCTCAATACCTTAGACGGTTTCATCTGCGACCTCCTTCTGTTTGAACTACCTGATGTATTTCAGTTCGAGTTCTTTATAACTGGTAAGGATAAAAACAAACCTAACTATAGGGAGGTGATCGCTACTACTCAGCCCTACAAAGGGAACCGCACAGCTAAGAAGCCTGAGCACTTACAGGCCTTACGAGAGCGACTCGTCACCTATTGGGGTGCTGTTGTTGCGGTTGGGGAGGAAGCGGATGATCTTATAAGTAAGCGTATGACTGAGCTGGGAGATAAGTGCATCTGCATAAGCATAGACAAAGACTTAGACACTGTGCAAGGCTGGCACTATAACTTCCGTAAACACAAACTCTACTACGTTGGCGAAGATACGGCTCTATACAACTTCTACCATCAGTTGCTTACTGGTGACAGAGTTGATAATATACGAGGCGTACAAGGCATTGGGCCTAAGAAAGCTGACAAACTACTTGTTGAATGTAAGACAGAGATGGACTTCTGGAACGTGTGCTTAGAGGCACATGGTAGCCGTGAAAGGGCTGTAGAGGACGCTATACTGCTTCACATGAGACGTAAGGATGATGAGATATGGCAACCTCCAGACGAAAGGTAAAGCCACCCAAGGGATACGACAGTTTCTTTGAGCACGATGCACATACAAAGTACTTGAGAAACTGCCTGTACCACCCTGATAAGATCTCATATGTGCAACATAAAATATATGAGCCTGACTTCTTGTATATCAGTCCCAAAGGGTTTAAAATCTACATAGAAACTAAAGGGCGCTTCCGAGATGCTGCAGAGGCTAGGAAGTATAAAGATATACGAGACGGTCTTGAAAAAAATGAAGAGTTAGTATTCCTATTCCAGAACCCAGCAACACCCTTCCCACACGCTAAGAGGCGAAAAGATGGTACTAGGATGACGCATGGAGCTTGGGCAGAATACAATGACTTCAGATACTTTACCTTAGACACTATACCTAAAGAATGGAAGATTAAGAAATGATGAAAGTTGAGCTTACAGTTACACAGGACGGCGATGGCGCTGATAAGATTGCGCAGACCATCTCAATGAACACAGTCTACGATGATTTCATAACTTGGATGGATATCATGGAAGACTTACGAAAGACTCTAGGGGCCTCCTTCGGTTATGAGCTTAAAGAAGATGCTGACACTAAATGAGACAAAGGAACGTCTAATGCGTCTTGATGAAGTATTGCTTCTAGAAGTCCTAAACATTACATCAGAGGACATTGTAGAGCGCTTTACAGACTTCATAGAGAACAAATTAGACAGCCTTGTAGAGGAACTGGAGGACGACTATGACCCATTTCAGTAGCGCACATGACGAGCGCATGGATGCAGTAGATCGTCCTAGTCACTATACTAACAAAGAGATAGAGGTAATTGACTACATAGACGACACAGTGCCTGATTGTTATAGCTTTTACTTTGGTAATGCGTTAAAGTATCTCAGTCGGCACTTAAACAAGAACAAACCAGTAGAAGACCTACGCAAATGTATTTGGTATATTGAACGAATGATTGAGGATAACAAATGATCGTGTTTACAGGAGCAAACTCGTGAGCTTAGAAGACCTAGTGGTTGGTTGGGCAGAAGATCGTGGTATTTTGGAACAAGGCACTATTGAGGGACAGTTATGCAAGCTTCAAGAGGAACTAGACGAACTAAAGGAAGCTTACGAGAAGGACGACCGAACAGAGTACGCAGACGCTATTGGGGACTGTGCAGTGGTTCTAGTAATCCTCGCTAGGATGTACGGCCTAGACTACCGTGACTGCTTACGCACAGCATACGGTGTAATTGCCCAACGTAAGGGACGAATGATTGATGGTGTATTTGTAAAGGAAGCAGCATAATGGAAACATTTACTTTTAACGATGTAGAATATAACCTAGACTCAGTATCAGATACAGCGAAGAACTTGATTGCTGATATTCAGTCTACACAGGCTATGAAGAACGCTAAGGTCATGGAAGCCAACGCTATGGTAGCTCTTGAGCAACGTCTTACAGCAGAGCTTGGAGCTGAGCTTGAGACAGATATGGATGCAGAGGTTGTCGA